AAGAACCTTAGTGTGCCATGGCCTACTACTTTGCTAATCTAAGCTCAATATGATATTGTGGGGACACAATAATCATTATGGAACTCGGATTGTTAAAGATGGAGAACAGTTCTACGGCGAAAGCCAGTTAAACTGTTGTCATTCCTTCTGAAACTTTACGAATAAAGTTCCATGTAGTGTTAATAAGAACAACGCCTGCTCAAGAACAAGACTTACCCGTACCGACGTCCAGAGGTCACCCACAAGGGGCTACTGGAGACGAGGTACGTGTTACACAGCGATAAATCGCTCTATTATGATGAGAAGAGGAGAGAGAATTCCATTGTAGTGGCGTGAAATTTTGGTGTGGGGTAGTGCCCGTAAGCGGTGTTTTCGGTTGACTGTGTGAAGCTCGGGAGTTTATCACTCTCGAACGGCTCGCAAGTTCCCATGAATTCCATACATCTCTTTACTTCTTTCTCGACCGATCTTAAGGTAAAATTACCTTCTTTTCGTTCTTGAAAGATATTAGAGAATGTCTGGGTAAACAATGACTCTACACAGAGTTTCCCCTCCAATCCAGTTATACTGGACGAGATGGAACCCTCTTTGGAGTCATTTGTGAACATTTCATAGGATTCTACGACAGACGATTTCGGAAAAGTTTTAACTCTTTTCTGAACATAGTCCCACGTCTTCCAACTTACACCCTCGGGACGCTTTGAGATTTTCTTCCCGTGTTGGTACACGGAAGAGGCAAGGCGCAGATCTTTTTTTGTAGGCATCCAGGGAATTCTTTCAGCTTTCGTTCCTTTATCGACCACAATGTGGTCGGGAAAGGTCGGAAGTCCGATTCCCCCTAGATGTTCGGGCAGAAACCACGGCAGTGAGGTTCCGGATAACATGTCCCAGTTTCGATTGAGGTAGGCTTTAAAAACCCTTTCTCTATCAACTGGTGCACATTCATCCACGAGTGTATGTGAATTCTTCGAGATACTTTGTAGTGTCCCAAAATTTCTCATAACGCTCTTCTCCATCTTACCTGCTGTACTTCTACCTAATCCAGCCACCAGACCCATATTGATTCTTGGAACACTTTCTAACCAAGCATATCGGTCTCCCCTCTTGTCCTCGAGTTCTCTCGGACCGTAGGTGGGTTGGACTACTTTAAATTCTGCGGAGTTCATGTTAAGGAACTCACTAGAGAAGAAGACTTTACCGATGGATGGTTCCATCCCAGAGCTCTTCGCAGCTGATCTCCAAAAGAGTCTCCCTCGGGAGCTCGCTCTAAACACACAGTCATCTCCGTTGACCGCAATTCTTGCGTTCTTCAGATCCATGACTCTGCTCA